AGTTTCGATGGATTCGTGAACTCGACAGACCGAATTGCTTCTCGGTATTCCTGCGTGCGATGAACGTTTCCCTCGACGCAGTAACCGCCCATCCCCGTGTAGGAAGGCGTGATGCAATAGCCTGTCTGCTTCTCGAATCTCATCGAATAGCAGGTATTTGGTGGTACGCTCAACCACTGCGGGAGGCGTCGATAGAACACACTGTCATCGCATAGAAGGGCCGTAAGAGGGCGCCCTGAGTCGATCTGCCTCAATAAATCATTCTTGAAGTCGGCTTGCCCTGTCCATGTTACGTCCGCAAAATCGCCCTTCAGCTTGCTATAGGCAATTTCAGATTCGGGATACGTGGTCCTCACCATCACCGTAGGAGGATAGAGATGCGGGGCGAACTTCTTCATGCTCCGCAGATGCGCGTCTAGCTGCATTGCGCGGTCCATCGTGAAGACAATGGCGTTGACTTTTGGAGCAAACTCGGAATACAACGGTTCCAATTCCCACTGGTGGATCTGCCCGGTCCGGGTAGTGGTATACAGCAGGGCGTCGAAAGAAGAACCGGCATCGATGCAAGTCGCTTGTGGAAAACTGCGCAGAACATCGGCTATCCAAACCTTGGCCGGCATTCCTGCGCACAATACCACAAGGCAGTCAGGAGCGCAATTGGCCAGTAGATTATCCCGGATCGAAGCGTATCGGGAAAAAGCGTTTAGTTCCGGAATCTCGATCCAAACAGCCGCTCGGAGCAAATCCACCGCGCCATAGAGCCGCGATGGCCCGACGAAAATCTTGTGGCGGTTGTCTTCTCGCGCAGCCTGCCAGAGTGCTTTTAATTGCGGTAGTGGAGCATTGTGATGATGCAGCAGCGTTTGGTACGTGTCTTGCATATTCCAAAGAAGCGTCGTGGCGTTCGGCAGAGATTCCAGGAACGGAACCGCTTGACGCAATGCCGATCCCACCGGCTCGAATGGATGGCCGTCGCAATTCTCGCCGGGTTCACCAGCCAATGCCATGCACTCCCCGTCTCCTTTTTTCCATACGACGAATGGACTGCCGGACCTCAGCATAGAAGTCCACGTCTGAAGCAGATCAGCGGCTTCCAAGCCAGCAATAGTTGTGAACGTACTCACAGAGGCATTCTCTCCAGTCTCGGGTTAATTGCGGAGCAAGTCTTTTCAACTTGGTATTGGTCAAACATTCTGAATGGGGCCGTGGCGCGAAATAGGTTTCCGAGAAAACGTTGGAATCGACTTCTCGAACATCTACGTCTGAAACCTTCAAGCACGCCAAGAGATGACGAGCGACGTCAGCTCGGCTTCCAGATCCATCGCAGGCGCCGTGGTAGATTCCGTATGCTTCACGCTCGACTAGGAACTTAATACAACGCGCCAGGTCGTTCGTATAACATGGTGATCCGAATTTATCGTTGACAACGAGGATCTCCCGCGACCCGTTTTGGATTTGCCGGGCCACTTTGTTGATGAACTTCTTGTCCTTACTGGGGCCACCGCCCATCATCCATCCGGCGCGGATCACTATCGCTTTGGGGACGGTCTTGGCGAGCAACTCGCCGGCATACTTGGAAGCCGCGTACACGCTCATTGGATTTGGTACATCAGCCTCGTCGTAGGAGTCTTTCTTCCCGTCGAAGACGCCGGCCGTTGAAATGTATACGAACGGAATATCCCGATTGCGCGCATAGCGCGCTGCGTTCTCGACGCCGCCCGTATTCGCGGCATAGGCTTCGCCCGGATGATCCTCGCAGAACTCCATGTCCGTGAGCGCCGCCAAGTGAATGATGCAGTCGGGTTCAACTGCGCTCAGGTACTTGTGAACGTGCCCGCTTGAGGAAACGTCTAGGCGATCAAGCCAGGATTCATTCAAATTCACGTCGCTCGCGTGAATTGTACCTTTCTGGAATACGGCGGCCACTGCTTCGCCAAGCATTCCACCGCAGCCGGTGATCGCTATTTTTTGAGGCCGGAGCACCATAGGTAGATCTCATCGCGCCGCCCCGCCTCGACTATCTCGAACCCGCAGGACGCGAACTCCGCGGCGAAGTCGTCCAACGAGGGATAGAAGTATCCATGCATCCCGCCGAATCCGTCGCGGTGCGGTTCCCCCGTGTGCGTCTGGACGCGGATCAGGCCGCCGCGCTTCAGGACACGGAACGACTCGGATAGATAGCGGATGACCGTCTCGCGCGTTGGGATGTGCTGGAAGCAGATCACCGAGTACACGAAGTCGGCCATCCCCGGAGGCAGCGGAAAGCTGAAACCGTCGCAGAGCAGAACTTCCAAGCCGGCGCATCCCGCGATCTGCTGCCGGGCGAACCCAATCATGGATTCGCTGATGTCGAGTCCGATCACGCTGGCGAAGCGGGGCTTGACGGCCCGCATCAACCGACCGATTCCGCATCCGATCTCCACGGCGGTGGCCCGCAGCGGCAGGTGCTTGTCCACGAACGGCGTGAGGATCTGCGGAATCACCCATGTCGTCCGCTCGTCCCAGTCGGTTCCGCTCGGCAAGATCATCTCGCGAGCCTCCGCCAACGTGGGCTTGTTCCAGAAGTCGCGCAATGTCGCCGCTTCGCTCATGCCGCAATCCTCATCCACGGTTCCAGCACTCCTTGAAAATGCGTCGGCATCGGAACTGAGACGTACCGGGAACCAGTGGTGCATTTGGGGCTGGTGTTGTCCCGGTGAACCCGCGCGACCATCATCTCCCCTGCCGGCGATCCGATGAACCTTCCCGCCATCATCGCGCTCCGTATAAAGGGATTGTCTTCGCTGTCCGTCCGATTCTTCGGCCCGTCGATGAACTGGTGCACCGCCCACCAGTCGCGGCGGTAGACGAGCGAAGTGCCGAACGCACCGTAGCAGTCCTTGAAGACCGGCCCGTCGTATCTCCACCATTGTCCACCGTCGGTGAAGAGCATCGAGTGGTAGCCCGTCACCACTGCCGTCCCGCCGTTCGTTAGCCGGTTGTACTGATCCTCCAGCCTGTCGGAAGCAGAATAATCATCCGAGTCGAAGTGTGCCACGAACTCACCGTGCGCCAGGCAGCATCCCAGGTTCCGCTTCGCTCCTACCGTGAGGCGCTTCGGAAGACAGAAATAAGCGATTTTCCGGCCATTAGAGCCATCGCCTGCCGGACAGGTGCTATCAGGCCAGTTCGATGCCAAAAGCGCACCTTGGCCTGCCGTAGCGCCGAGAATGGCCGTTTCTGCGGCTTCCCAGCGGTTCCCAGGGCAGAATTTCGCCGCCTTGGCCGCTTCCGCCGGAAAAGCAGGGCAATCCGCGTCGTCCAGGATCAGTAGTTCACTGTTCGGCCAGGTTTGGGACTTCCAGCAGTCCACGGCGGCAGCGGTCATTTCTGGACGGCCACGGGCGGGCATGATGGCGCTGATCAGCGGTTCGCTCATTGCCATTCCACCCACGTTGACAACGACGGCGAACCGGCGTGCTGCACCACGGTATAGTAGTTCCCCGCCAACACGATGAAGGACAGCGTATAACTTCCTCCTAGGCTCCCGGCCACGGTTCCGGCCGCCGCAACCACCGTGCTCGGGCTCGGATCGGCGTCGGTCTGAGCATATGCGTAGGCTCCCGCCGGGCAGTTGACGACAACATTTACGAACAGAGGCTTCACCGATGCGTTCTGATAAACCTCCCCAATGTTTCTCCCCGCAACAGGACCGGCCTGGGTGGTAACCCCCGACGCCTCCGGGAACAGGGGCTGAACCGAGCTATCCTGCGCGACGATGAAGGCTTCGACGGTGACGGCATTGGCCGTAGCCGTGACGGGCGCGGTCCCCGTGATCTGCGGCGGCCAGGAGAACGCATGCCCTCCGGCGCCGTCTTGCGCGATGATGAACACGAGAATCTGTCCCGGCGCGAAGTTGACGAGAGAGGAAGCCGAAACGTCGCCGCTCAAGACCAAGTCGAATCCCGTTGACAGGCTCACGTCGAAGACCAGCGACGTAGCATAGGCTACGCTGATCATCGCCGGCAGCACGTCGGCCTGCGTCCTGATGGCCGCCATCGCCGCGACGAGGTTCGTGTAGTTCGCGTCGGAGATCGTGTAACCCTTGTTCGCGAGGCTCTGGCACAAGGCGGCAGACACCATAGAGGTTTGCCCCATGAGCTTGTTGAACAAGGCGGAAGGCAGAAGGGAATCGACCGCCGCCCCGCCCGTGCGCGAAGCGTCGGCCGTGTACTCGGCATCGGACTCCGCATTAATGAGCGACTGATTGTAGGTGAGAATGTTGGAAGATCCCATTATTGGTCCCTCTTGAGACGTGCAGGAGCCGTTTTCATTATAGCAGTTCGCTATGCGAAATGGCCCTGATCTAAACCGCTTACATACGCATCTGACCGATCAAACCCCAAGATTGGCAAATTAGTTACAGCACTAGCATAAACGTAACCAACTCCCTGTGGACGAGGAAGAATTTCCCCTCGAAGTATTAAATCAGAAATTATGCTGGTGAACGATCCGGCCACCGTTAGGCTGACGGTCATGTTCTGATGGTCGTTGACCACGATGGTGCCGCCGGGAAACAGCGTCTTCCACATCGCTATCAGGCTGTCGATCTGCCCGTTCCAGTGATTCTGCGCTATGCGCGCCTGAAGCAGCAGCCGGTACGTGGCGTCGTCGAGTATCGGACTCACCGAGTTGCTCGGCTGAAACCCAACCTGGCGCGGCTGGCCTATGATGACTCCGAGAACGTCGAGCTGCGCCCCCACCGCCGTGGTGATGTCGAACGCTGCCGCGAAGGACTGCGCGCAGACCATCACGTCCTGAAACAGCTGGAGGTTGACCGTCAGCCAGGCGTTCAGGTTCGGGGCGGGGCGCCACTGACTGGTCAGCAGATCCAGGTAGTACTCGATCAGGTTCGCCATGGCGTTAAACGATGTTGATCACCACGTCGTCGGCGTTGCCGCTTGCGGCCGCATTGTAGTTTATCGGAACGTCGGTCGTCCCTTCCGCGTTCGGAGGCGAAGCGATGGCCCCGAAGGTGATGGACCGAATGGAGAACAGCGGTTGGTCTGGGTTGGGCCGCGCGGTCAAGGCGGCGCCGAACAACTCGCTGTAGACCACGCTTTCCCCGATTCCAAGACTGTTCAGGTAGTCCACCACGCCGGACACGATGGCCGCCTGAACCGCAGATGTGTAGCCGGTCAACGGGTGAATGTCAAGCGTAACGCTGATCGGTGCGTAGACCAGCACGTCGAACCGGATCGTCATGCTGATGCTGGCGTTGCTCGGATCTATAACAACGGCGCTCGTACCGCCGTTCGTGTAGCACCCGATTCCCCGGTTGTTATAGATCGCCTCCGCGATGGCCGTAGAGGCTCCCCCCTCAACCACGCAGGTGATCGAGTGCGGCGGCCCCAGCGACAAGCCGTCCCCGATATAGAAACCGACGCTCGTGTTCGTGCCGGGTGCCGTCGTCAGCGTGAGTTCATCCGCGTCGATCACGGAGGCCACGGTCAGATACTCGTTCGGAGGCGAGGAACTTTCCTCCTCTATCACCAACTGCTTGCCTTCCTGGGAGCTGTCGAACGGGTAACCCGTGAGCAGCACCACCACGTTGGTCTCCGGCGGTGATCCTCCAGAATCTGCCGTGTCGCAGAAGCCGAACGTGGCCGTGTAGTCAAAAGGATTCTCATAGACCACTGATCTGGTGACGCCTGGAACGGCGGCGATGGCAGCAGCGGTTCCGGCACGGAGAGACAAAGATGGTTTGGCTTGCGAGATCAGCAGCCTTGCCCGGTAGTTGGCGTCTGATTCTACCGGCAATCCGGTCGAAGCCGCGGTTGCGTTCGTCACCTGGGTCCATCCGGCGGTCGGCGTGATGATCAGCGATATGTCACCGGGGTTCGCCGTGATGTTCCCGGTCTGCTGTGCGGTGGCTTGGATGATCACCGTTCCACCGGAACCGATGGTGGCCGGCGAGCCGAGATTCCAATAGTTCCCATTGACGTCGCGCACAGTCCCGTTTGTGATGATCGTCCCCGGAGTTCCGGTGAGCGTTACCAAGGCGGTTGAGTAGGTTGCTGCCTCACGGGCCGTACCGATCAACCGTCCGCAGAGGTCCAGGGCCGTTCCGAGCGCCGTCTGCGGATTGAAGGATAAGTACACCAGCTGGAGGGCCTGGTTGACGTCGGATGCCTGGAGTCCACGGATGGAGAGGTCCTGGTAGTCAGGGCTTTCTGCCGCGAGGTAGGTCGAGGAACCGTAGATCAGCTGAAACTGCGCGATCAGATAGGCAAGGATGTCGGGATAGTCCGGGATGACCAGCCCGCTGCTTCCGATTGCTGCCGGTAAATAGGCCATGCGCTTCCTTGTCTCAGTGGGTCAGCCAGGAATAGGTCGATCCGCTGTAGCTGCAAATCACCGCTGCCGTGACTGTTCCACCGCTCGAATAGGCTCCCATGTACGACGGCGAGCCAGCATCGCTCACGATGGCCGTGGCGCCGTTGAGGGATGCCGCGCAGGATGGGAGCGGCGTGCCCGCCGCGCTGTAGAGTACACTCGGTAGCACGGCATCAACAGCGATTGCATTCAACACAACTCCCGGCCCTTTGATGACGGTCGTTCCATCCAGGTTCAGATTGCCGGAACCATCGACCGTTCCACGCTGATACGTGCAGGTGTTGAGGGCGGAACCAATCGTCCCCCCATTCAAAACGTTCGCTGGATAGACATAGGTGACCGGCGTCCCGGTCGTTGGCTGACAAACCGTCCAGGTGTCGATTTCTCCGGCCTGAACCGACGTGAAGGTCCCTCCGGTGACGTTCTCCGCGCTCACCGTCTGAAGAACGAATGTGTTGGCCGTGTTCGTCGTGCTTGTATAGGTGGGGCTCACGCCGTGGGTCACAGAAATCAAATCCGCTGCGTTGCCAGTGCCGCCCCCGCCTGCTCCGCAGTCCGCAGCCGCCTCCGTGATCAGTCCGGTAGTACCGCTGGAGTGCAGGCACTTCGATCCGGCAGGAGCGCTCCCAAAGAACCCCGGAAGATTGCCGGTCGGAGGCGTGTTGACCGCTATCACCTCTCCGCTGCTGTTTCTCTGAACCACGGTCGAAGCGGTCGCGGTGGCAGACACCGCCAGTCCGTCCTTCAACGCCTTGCCGCTCGTGTCCGAAAACTGCGGGATATGGTTGGCCACCGCCGATCCCGGCCCGGTGATCTTGTTCAAGTTGAGCCACGAGAAGTTGCTGTTGATGACCGGATACGACGCGCCGATGTCGTTCGGAAGAGTCTGCACCTGCGCCACGAGCGCCGATGCGGAGAATAGCAAGATGAGCGTTCGCAAGTTCATTGATGGCCTCCTACTGCCATTGGGTTCCCGAATAAGACGACCAGGTCGATCCGGTGAGTGATTGCCAAGTCACGTCCGATCCAATCACGTTCGATCCGCCGCCGGAAGGACTTGGAGCGTTCGTCAGTGTGATCGTTCCGAACGCCGTGTTGACCGTGGCGATAAACGCATAAACCCTGCCGGTTGGGTTGTAGGTCACGCTCATCGACTGAATCGACGCGACGTAAGGGGACCCTAAAATTCGCTGCCGCAGGATCAGCGCCACGGCCTGCATCGTGGTGGATTGACCGAGCAGGGATTGCAGCAACGGCAAGCCTTCGGAAGTGTTTTCCCACCAGGACCCTTGCAATAGTTGCAGCCGCTCGCTGATCGTGATTGCCACGGCTTCGGCATCGGCGGAGAAGTTGCTGAGACCGTTGCCGCGCTGGGGATCTCCGTTCAGAAGCTTGCGCACCAGAATCGTCGCCATCAGAAGCCCTCATTATAGTAGATCCTGAGACTCAGCGTGATCGATCCACCGTTGATCGGCAGCGCAACCACCACGGACTGATTCGGAGAGTTGGTCAGCAATTTTACGCGCCCGAAGATCGTCGCCATAACTTCTCACATAAAAATCCGCGATGTCCGTTGGTCTTTTGGCCATGCGCTATACGTTTAGCTACTACTGACATACAGCCGAAACTGAGCATTTTCTGCCTACAGAACTCAGCCAGTCCAACGATGCGAAGCGTTTGTTTCTCTGGAGTCGTGATTAACCATTCCATCGAGGTAGAACTTTTTATACCGGCCCGCTTACGATTTGATTCCGATACTTCTGGACGTGGTTTTCCGAGCTTTGATAAACTCAGATGAAGCCGATGATCGGCACTTTTTGGTAGCCCAATCATCGCCAGAGACCTTTTACGAATGCGCTCGTCGGTATCTTTCGTCAATCCTATCGACCAATGTGGAACGCTTTTGGGTTTACAAGAAGCTATCCGCATTTTCTCTCTTAACTCTGGTCGGATGAACGTCGGTATTCCGCGCCGCGAAGCATGCCACGCTTTCTGAGCCTCTGATAACGGCCTGCCCCGTAAGGCATCGGATAGATGCTGCTTATGCTCCTCGCTACGAACCCTTCCAGAAAGAGATTCGGAGATTCTCTTTTTTGTCTCTTCACTAAAGTGACCACCGAAGCCAGCCTGACCGCCATCTTTCAGATTATATCCATACGGACTTAGCGTGTTTCTTTGCACGATATATTGTCGTTCGAGTAAATCCAATGACACTTGGTCGGCGGCGCTATCTAGTATGGACACTACGAATCCAGATATCCCATACTTCGCTAACGCTCGCCCCACTAGGCGGCATCTGCATTTCCTGCGTGAGGCCAGTACATGATCCTTGATCCTCTGTGCAAGCAGACGCTTAGTTTGGCCGATGTACTCTTTACCGTTAACTTTATTCGTGAAGCAGTAGATGATGCCATACGACTTCGGCTCTGGCGTTATACTGGTTTCAGGCATCCTGGTCTTCCTCCAAGATCAGAGTGTTTAGGCTCCGGCGGACGCTTCAACGTCTCCCGGAGCCATATTATTATTATAGCTTAAAATCCCTCATTATAATAAATCCTCAGAGTCAAAGCTACAGAACCGCCGTTGATTGGTAAAGATACCGCAACTCGCTGGTTTGGAGCATTAGTTAAGGGAACGATCCAAGGACTTGATACATTACCCGGATTTGAATCAAAAAGAAGCTGAAACTGCGTTCCAAGATTTGTGCTGTCCGGAATATTGACGGCTGATCCGCTCTGATTGATGATGAACGCCGAGCCGATGCCCAGGTAGTCATACGGCGCCAGGATATTCGCAGCCGGCCACACTCCGGTGATCAGCGGAACGGAAGACACCAACGGGTTACCAAACTGATCGGCGATGTCCATCATCCAGCAGGGCGAAAAGATCGGAACGGCCGGTGGCTCAATGGGAGGATTCGGACCCGGCGTGCAAGACGGACTCACCAGAGCGGTCGAACCAGTCAAGATCAATCGCTCTCGTACTGGCGGGCCTTCAATCAGCGCCGGAACCGGAGGATTCGGGCCGGGAGTGCATCCCGTTTCCGACGGGACTCCCAGAAAGAATGCCTGAAACAGCGATCCTTCCTGGATCGACGTTATGATTCCAACCTGAAGTCCCTTGTTTGATACTTCAAGCACCGGCATCGCCATTCCGTTTCCAGCGAACCAGAACGACGTTGCGGTCAAATCAAGCAGTGTTTCTCCGCTCCACGACGAGAATGCTGTCAAGTCATCCGTCCAGAGATGACGCAGCGCCGAATACGCGGCGCCCACGAGCTGAACGTAGACCGCATGGAGCCTGTTCATGCTAGCGTCGAACGCGAACACCGGAGGCATCCCATACGCTCCGGTCAGCGGATCGATGGAAATTTGCGGGAACGTCCACGTCGGACTATATATGATTCCAGGGAATCCCTGCACAAACAGATACGCCGGGTTCCCGCCCACCGGGGTGCAAACCGGCAAGACAAACGTACCATCCACATCGATCTCGCCGTTATACGCCGACGTCGGCGGACTGCCATCTGTGGACGCCGGGGAAAGCACGACGGAGAAATTGACCAGCGCGTCGCTCTCGTCGATCTCCTGGTGACAGAGCGAGATGCCTGTGTAGCCTGAGTAATGGTAGGAGGTGTAATCGACCTTCAGAACCCCGCTCGCCAGGCAGACTCTCGGACATTCCGCGTAATTGGCCCCCTCGGGCATGTTCGCATCTACCGAGAAGGCAGTCCCCCAAGATCCGCTGAACACCGCCGCAAAGATGCGATATGGAATGCCAGGAGTGGCGACTGAGTAGACTACAATTTTTGATCCACCAGGCCGAAACAGAACGTAGGGCCATGTCGTTCCTGTCTGCGCCACCGGACCACCTGCTCCATAAGCGGCACCCCACTTACCGGTCGATACGGTGAAATCTCGGAAGGACATCGCCCCGGAACTGGGATTAGTACCATCCACCACGAGTACCGTGATTGTATCCGCACCGTTCCAATCGGCGCTCCACGCAAAGTATGGAGTCTGATTGGGTCCATTCGTGGCATCGAGCGGCGTCCATGTATTTCCTCCGTCTAGAGAACGGAACATAACGACGTAGTACGGAGGCCCGGTCTGCTGAAAGAGCGGCCAATAGATCGCCGAGCCGATGTTAAAGAACCGCCCGCTTTGACCCAGGTTGCCGGCGTTCAGGTCCGCTGGCACACCAAAGCCTCCGGTGGTATCGACTGGATACGGAACGATCATTTGCGCTTGCTCCCCAGTGGCATCAGCTTGTTCAGTGCTTCCCGACGCTTCCGGCACGCATCGCAAGGTTGAACTCCGACCGTCAATGCCGCTCTGGCGATCAGATCTCCCAGGCCGCTTTGAGCCAACGGTGGTAGTGCCTTTCGCGGGGCCTGGAGCGGAGGCTTTACCGTCATGGTTGCGGCACCACCATCCCGGTCACCGGCCCGGCCACGTTGTAGTGCTCGTGGAGCATGAAATCCGCGTGGCTGGCTGCGGAACCCAGCACGACGGACGGCGCCGTAACCTGCGCGCTGCCGGAGCAATCCGCCGTCAAGGTCGTACAATTGACAGATACAGTCGGAGCCGTGATGGTAACCTGATCGTCGGCCAGGTCGATGACGACGCTGCCATCTTTGTTTCGTAACTGCATCGAGTCGAGCGAGTAATCCGAGAGGCCGTTCGGAGTCGAGCGCAGCCCGAAGATAGCAATGGCATCGGACAGATTGTGCCGCCGTGGACTCATCGGAACCTGCGACTGGACCAGCCCGTCGCTGCCTATCGCTGCTCCGTTCTGAAGCCAGGCGTCCAGGCAGGAGTCGGAAAACACTGCGAGGCACTCATCTCCGGGCTGAATTGGAATCGTCACGCTCCAGCCCCCGGCGCCGTAAACGACCACCGGTACGTCATCCATCACCGGCAGCGTCCTGAAGTCGGTCACGGGAGACAACGGACCGCTGATCGGCACGCTGTGCTGAACGCGGTCCCTGATGGCTACGGCCAGTTTCACGGTCGCCGGAGGCCCGGCATCGAAGGACAGCACCACGGCGGGAACCGCCACGCGGAGCTGCTGAAAGACCAGTTCTTTCAGGATGCGGAACAGTTCGATGTCCGGCAGGAGTCTCTGCTCGATAGTGGTTCCGAAGTTGTTGGACGAGGAAGCCATCTATATCACTGCCGACGAGGCGCCTATAAAGGAAGGAAAGAAGTCCCACAGCACGCCGGTCACCTCGGTGTACCAGTCATCTCCACGGCCACGCGAATCTCCCACGTAGCGGATGCCGGCCACAATGTACAGTCCGTTGCGGCTCGGCACGGGCGGATAGTTTGACATCGGCGTGAACTCGTAGGGATTGATGATCGTTCCTGGAGCCAACTGAACCACCTTTCCGATCCGCACGTCTGAGTCCATCAGCACCTTGAACGTCACCCCGTTCTGCGTCTGCTCGGGAACCCCGATGATCGTAGGTTTCACTAATCCGGACGTGGTGCCCCCCGTCGTGTACGGGCCGGCCAAGCCTGGAGGCCCGTAGCTGATGTCCGGCACCTCGGGCGCTTCCTCGAAGTTCCTCACGCTGATCGTAGGCGGTTTGCCGGAACCGGGAGCCGCAGGCGTCATCCAGGAAAACAGCGTGCTCTGCCTCATGATGTCCTGCATCAGATCAAACGGCTTGCCGTGCAACGCCTGCGCGCGACTATATCTACTCTGCTTTAGTTTATCGATTGATCCGGAATCGGCGTCCAGAGAGAAGCTGAGCCCGAAGGCGTGCGTGCCGATTTCGTTCAGCGTGTCATAGTACGTCGCCCCGCCGGCCATCGGGAAGCTGATAAGGTTCAGGCTGTCTTCCATCAGCCCGCAGATGCAGCGCAGTTTTACCAAGCTATCCACCACGTTCACGCGCGTCCACACGGGCTGAAACACGCGGCCCGCGAACAGCAGGCAAGCATCAGCCGAGAAGGCTCCCGCCAATCCGTTCTCGTATCCGGCACTCAGCGCAACGGCATCACCAGCGATGATCCTTTGATTGAAGGCGAGAGATTGTCCGCCGGACTGATTGCTGCCGTTCGGTTGCTGTCCCTGGCCGGACTTGAGAGGCTGGCCCTGCGGCGCCAGGTTGTAGAGCGTGATCTCCGCCCTCCAGTACGCCAGCAGCATGTACGTGTCAACGGTGAACGCGATGCGCAGCGGCGATTCATCCTGCGCCACCAACGAGCGGGCAACGTAATGGTTGGAGTCCTGCGTGTCAACCGACAACTGCCAAGCGCGACCAAAAAACGGAATCGTCGCCATCACTTGACCATCACGGCAAACCCGGAATGCTGGTCCACGAACCGGCTCCGGGAACGCTTGCCGCCCGATAGACCGTGTTCGGCGTCTCACCGGCCTTTGCCGCCAGGTACGGTATCTGAACGGTGTTCTGCGACTGAACGGCCACAGGAACCGGATTGGGTTGAATCTGCCCCGCCGTCGTTTCCACGGTCGTCTGCGGCCTCTCTGAGTCGGTCACGGGATTGAACGTCGAAGAGGTCGCCTCGATTGCCGCCGTCAGGATCTGCACAAAGACCACCGTGAACCGCCCTGCGTATCTGGTGTCGGTCGTCTCTGACGCCCGCACCTCCGAGATCAGCATCTTGTCGTACTGGTCCATGCGGGTCGCCACGGAGCACAGGTTCCGCTTGCTCTGGATGTCCTTCAGCGTCTTGAACGCCGACACGCTCCTTGACGGCCCATCGGTCCATTGACCCACGGTGAAAGACTGCATGGCGTCGCTCATCACCAACTCGACGGTGAGCCTGGGCGGAACGACGTAGGCGTGATCCGTGATCGGGGCGCCCGTCTGGATCGGATTCAGCGTGATGACCGCCTGCTGCTCGTGATCCGCACGCATGGCTCCGTCGAACACGTAGGCCGTCTGCCGGGTGGTTGGCTGTCCGGTATCCGGATCTGGAATACTGTCGGTAACGGTCAAGGTGAGCGCCGGACCGCGGACCCACTGCGGCGGACGCCAAGCCAGAGCGTCCAGAACGGAGTTGCCGCTGCCACCGAGGGAGTAGTACACCCGGCTGACGACGGACGCGACTGTTGGTATGGTAGGAGTCATCCGCTATCCCCAGGCTGGCTGAAGTTGCGCCAAGCTGGTTCTCGTCTTCTCATTCAGTCCGTCCCTTACGCCGTCCGCCACGGCGCGCTGGATCGTTTGGGCGTCGGCGCCCGGCTGCGTGATGTAGATTCCCCCCAGGCCGATGTGAACGTCCTGCCGGATCGAACTGCTCTGCGTCGCCGTGGCTGCCGTCGTCCGGTTCATGTAGCTCGAAGCGATCTGATTCAGCGGCGTGTTGGGGTCGATGCCCAACTGCTTGGCAACCCACGCCGCGTAGGCCGCCGGATTGTTCTTGTCGCCGGACGGCGCGTATCCCCCATATCCCTTGCCACCGCCGAAGAACTCGTTGAGGGACAATCCGCGGTTGATGTTCTTCGTTATCTGCGCCTGAAGCGCGGCGGCTCCAGCTTCAGGGCTGGAAAATTGGGCGAACCCTCCAACCACGGGAGTGCTTCCCCAGGACCGAAGGTTGCCGGGATTGTTGTTACGGAAGTTGAGCGCGTTCGGGTTTCCGCCGGACTCGTAGCGCGCGATGGCGGCGGCGAGGCCACCGACCAACGATCCGCCGCCTGTTTCCGAAGGGGCTCCGCCGCGCATGGCTTCGTTCAGCTTTCCGGCACCGTAGCCAACCGCCCCACCGATCACCGGGCCGGCGATGGCTCCTCCGGCCGCGGACCCGAGAAAGGCTCCGACCGGACCTCCAACCATGCCGCCAAGTATGCCGCCGGCAACTCCGGCCAGGCCGCTT